CCTCTTTGAAAATCTCTCAAAAAATCAAAAAGAAAAGTTTTAGCTGATTTAATCTAAATTAATCTATTTTAATCTAGTAAAATCTTGCTAAATCTTAATAATCTCAAATCAAAAGGAAATTATATGGCTATATGCTCATATTTTGGCTCGTATGAGCGTGTTTATATCATTACGATATAATTCAAGTCTAATTAACTTAACGCTCACAGGAACGAAAATATAGGCTTTAAACGATATAACCACATTTAAAAGAAAGGATAATATGCAAACACAAAAAGGTGGCAGACCCACAATTTTACCTAAGATGTATGAAGAACCGCTTTTTAGCCAAATCATTGATAAAATTGAATCAGGCTGTAATGACAGAGAAATCTACACCAGTTTGCATTGTTCGGCTAAAACTTTTAGAAAGTGGCGAGATGACAATATAAAGGCGTATGACGAAGCTAAAGGTATCGCTAGGGGAAATCTATTAGAACTAGCTGAAAGTGCCTTAGCGAGCAAACTGACAGTCAGAACGCTAAAAGAAACAGAAACAATATATGACGCTGACGGAAACGTTGAAAAAGTAAAGGTTAAAGAGAAAGAACTTGATAAAGATAGCTTGGTAGCAATGATGGTTGCTAAGGCTGGAAACCCTGAACTTTATAATCCTACTGAATGGCGGAGATTACAACAAGAAGAATCAAGCGCTCATGACCTTAAAGCTAAAATTGAAGAACTTGACGACTATAAGCTAAGTAAGTATAAAACGCCAGAAATCGAAGTCCCAGAGGGGTTTGAATAAATGTATTATTTAAATAAAATGTTGGAATACAACAAAGAAAACGGCATTATTATTAATAAGTACATTCGCAAGACTATTCAGAAGCAAATACGTATTCATAACAAATATATTTATCGCTATGACCGTGTTACGCAAGCTATTGAATGGATAGAAGACAACTTCTACCTGACTACTGGTAACCTGATGAAAATTGAGCTACTTCCGACACAGCGTTGGTGGTATGAGTTAATGCTTGGCTATGATATGATTGACGAAAAAGGTGTACAAGTCAATTTAATCAATGAAATTTTCCTTAATCTAGGACGTGGTTCTGGTAAGTCAAGTTTAATGGCTACGCGCGTGCTTAACTGGATGATTTTAGGCGGACAATATGGCGGTGAGAGTTTAGTTATTGCATACGATAACACACAGGCTAGACACGTGTTTGACCAAGTTCGGAATCAAACAGAAGCAAGCGATACATTAAGAGTGTACAATGAAAACAAGATTTTCAAGAGTACAAAACAAGGGCTAGAATTTGCTTCTTTTAAAACCACTTTCAAAAAGCAAACAAATGATACTTTGAGGGCGCAAGGTGGTAACAGTTCACTTAACATCTTTGATGAAGTTCATACTTATGGCGAAGATATAACAGAATCAGTCAATAAAGGTTCACGTCAAAAACAAGATAACTGGCAAAGTATTTACATCACTTCTGGCGGACTTAAACGAGATGGACTTTATGATAAACTTGTTGAACGCTTCAAATCAGAAGAAGAATTTTACAATGATAGGTCGTTCGGTTTACTTTACATGCTAGAAAATCATGAGCAGGTCAAAGATAAGAAGAATTGGACTATGGCTTTACCTCTTATTGGCAGTGTCCCTAAGTGGTCAGGAGTTATTGAGGAGTACGAGCTTGCGCAAGGAGACCCAGCGTTACAGAATAAGTTCTTAGCGTTTAATATGGGCTTACCTATGCAGGATACAGCTTACTACTTCACTCCGCAAGACACTAAACTAACAGACTTTAATTTATCTGTATTTAATAAAAATAGAACTTATGTCGGAATTGACCTATCCTTAATTGGCGATTTAACCGCTGTATCGTTCGTTTGTGAGTTAGAGGGTAAAACTTACAGCCATACGCTAACTTTCTCTGTACGGTCTCAATATGAGCAACTGGACACAGAACAACAAGAGTTATGGACTGAATTCGTTGACAGAGGCGAACTAATCTTACTTGATACGGAATACATCAATGTAAACGACTTAATACCGCATATTAATGACTTTAGAACCAAAACAGGGTGCAGACTTAGAAAAATCGGATACGACCCAGCTCGCTATGAAATTTTAAAAGGGCTGATTGAGCGTTATTTCTTTGACAAAGACGGAGACAACCAAAGAGCAATTCGACAAGGTTTCTCAATGAATGACTATATCAAGCTATTAAAATCTAAGTTAGTGGAAAATAAACTTATCCATAACCAAAAAGTCATGCAGTGGGCTTTAAATAATACTGCTGTTAAAATCGGACAAAGTGGGGACTATATGTATACTAAAAAACTTGAAAAAGATAAAATTGACCCTACTGTTGCTTTGACAATGGCTTTAGAAATGGCGGTGTCAGATGAAGTATAACGTTGACACAGTTCGAGAAAGTGGTTGGTACAATAAAAAAGAATGGTTGGCAGTCCGTGATTATGTAAGGCAACGTGATAAGATGACTTGCGTAAGATGTGGTGCATTCGGTGCTAAAAAATACGAGGTAGACCATATTGTAGAACTAACGTGGGAAAACCTTGATGATTGGAATATAGCACTAAACCCTGATAACCTACAACTCCTTTGTAAGTCTTGCCATAACAAGAAGACAAGCGAGTATAAACGTGGGAAAGGTGTGAGTTTATGGTAGAAAGGGGAAAAATTGAACTTATTCGGAAAAGTGGTATCATTTTCACGTGGAAAACTAAACAATGATACTCAAAGAGTTACAGCGTGGCAAAATGAAGCAGTAGAATATACAAGTGCTTTTGTAACTAATATTCATAATAAAATTGCTAATGAAATAACAAAAGTAGAATTTAATCATGTTAAATATAAAAAATCTGATGTTGGTTCTGATACTTTGATTAGTATGGCAGGATCTGACTTAGATGAAGTTCTCAATTGGAGTCCTAAGGGCGAACGCAATAGCATGGACTTTTGGCGAAAGGTAATTAAAAAGTTGCTACGTGCTCCCTATGTTGACCTGTACGCTGTATTTGATGATAACACAGGCGAGCTATTAGACTTACTATTTGCTGACGATAAAAAAGAATATAAACCTGAAGAATTAGTAAGGCTTACCAGTCCTTTTTATATCAATGAGGATACAAGTATTTTAGATAATGCTCTAGCTAGTATTCAAACTAAGCTGGAACAAGGTAAATTGCGTGGCTTATTGAAGATTAATGCTTTCCTTGATATTGATAATACACAAGAGTATCGAGAAAAAGCCTTAACAACAATAAAGAACATGCAAGAGGGTTCGAGTTACAATGGTTTGACACCAGTTGATAACAAGACGGAAATTGTAGAACTTAAAAAAGATTATTCCGTTTTAAACAAAGATGAAATTGACCTTATTAAATCGGAACTTTTGACAGGTTACTTTATGAATGAAAATATTTTGCTTGGTACAGCTTCACAAGAACAGCAAATTTATTTTTATAATTCTACTATCATTCCTTTATTGATCCAACTTGAAAAGGAACTGACTTATAAACTGATTTCAACTAACCGCAGACGAGTAGTTAAGGGTAATTTATATTATGAACGCATAATCGTAGATAACCAGCTATTCAAGTTTGCAACTTTGAAAGAATTAATTGACTTGTACCATGAAAATATTAATGGTCCTATTTTTACACAGAATCAACTTCTTGTTAAAATGGGCGAGCAACCAATTGAGGGTGGAGATGTTTACATAGCTAACCTTAACGCAGTTGCTGTTAAAAATCTAAGTGACCTACAAGGCAGTAGAAAGGACGTAACAAGCACAGATGAAACTAATAACCAATAGTGCTGAAATTAAAGTAACTGAAAATGAGGACGGTTCTAAGTCGTTCCAAGGCATTGGTTCAGAAGTTGGTGTAGAGAATCGTAACGGTATTGTCTTGACACCTAACTGCATTGAGTTTGCTAGAGAACGATATCCATTGCTATATGAACACGGAGCTGGATCTAGTGAAGTCATTGGGGACGCAAAAGTCTATTATGATTTAGCTTCTAATAAATACCTGACTGACTTTACGCTTTACGACAATGCACCAAACATTAACAAAGCTGTGGAAAATGGAGCGTTTGATTCACTATCAATTGCCTATTACATTACAGATTATGAGTTTAATGAAAATGATGCTCTAGTTGTAAATAAAGCACAGTTTAAAGAGATTTCTCTTGTTTCAGTACCAGCTGACCCTAACGCAAAGTTTATTCAAAATGCATTGGGCGAAGAACTCACAGAAGAACGTAACAAAATTATTGAAAGCCGTAACGCTTTGAAAGAAATTGAGGATATCAAAAAGAAATATGAATAAACCTGATTTAATCGAAAAACAGAACCGCTTGGCAGAACTTAAAGAAAATAACGTATCTTTAAAATCTCAAATTAGTGGCTTTGAAGTAAAAAATGCAATTGAAGACTTGCCAAAAGTACAAGAATTGGAAAAAACACTTTCAGAAAATTCAATTGAAATTATCAAAATTGAGAATGAACTTAACGCACAGGAAGAAAAACCAAAAGGAAAAGATAAAATGACAAACTTTATTGAATCACAAAACGCTGTAACAGAATTTTTTGATGTATTGAAAAAGAACTCTGGAAAATCAGAAATTAAAAACGCTTGGAGCGCAAAACTTGCTGAAAATGGTGTAACTATCACAGACACAACTTTCCAACTTCCACGCAAATTAGTTGAATCAATTAACACAGCTTTGCTAAATACTAACCCAGTATTCAAAGTATTCCACGTTACAAATGTTGGTGCTTTGCTTGTATCACGCTCATTTGATTCAGCTAATGAAGCCCAAGTCCACAAAGACGGACAAACAAAAACAGAGCAGGCAGCCACACTCACTATTGATACTCTCGAGCCTGTAATGGTTTATAAATTGCAATCACTTGCTGAACGTGTTAAACGACTTCAAATGTCATATTCTGAACTTTACAACTTGATTGTAGCAGAACTTACACAAGCTATTGTAAACAAAATTGTTGACCTTGCTCTTGTTGAGGGAGACGGAACAAACGGCTTTAAATCAATTGACAAAGAAGCAGATGTCAAAAAAATCAAAAAAATTACTACAAAAGCCAAATCAGCTGGCAAAACTCCATTTGCTGACGCTATTGAAGAAGCGGTTGACTTTGTCCGCCCTACTGCTGGACGTCGTTATTTGATTGTTAAAACAGAAGACCGTAAAGCCTTGTTAGATGAGTTACGTCAAGCAACTGCAAATGCTAACGTTCGCATTAAAAATGATGATACTGAAATTGCTTCTGAAGTTGGAGTAGATGAAATTATTGTCTATACAGGTTCAAAAGCACTCAAACCTACTGTATTGGTAGACCAAAAATATCACATTGACATGCAAGACCTTACAAAAGTTGATGCCTTTGAATGGAAAACTAACAGCAACATGATTTTGGTAGAAACACTAACAAGCGGTCATGTTGAAACTTATAACGCTGGTGCAGTAATTACAGTTTCATAAGAATAAAATGGAGGAAGTAAATGATAGATTATATTAAGGTCTATTGTGGTATTCCGATTTTAGTAACAGCTTATGATAGTAAACTTATCTTATTCCGTTCAATAGCTATTAAATTGCTGGAAAAAAATGGTATTAAAGCTGACGAAACAAGCGTATTAGTTAAAGACTTCATCTCTTGCTATTGTCGGCTTAATATTGTTGATGAACCAGCAGAACAATGGCGCAATGCTGAAATGAAACGTTTAGCTTCTTTGCAAGAGTTAATGTATTATGGAGGCATTTAATGATATTTTCACAAGTTACATTACAAGTTGAGAAGACTGTTAAGAAGAAGAATGGTGCTGAAGATAATGTTATAAAGCCTATTACTTTGCCAGCAGTTAAACAGAGAATTAGTCAGTCAAGACTTGATGAGTTTTCTATGATTGGACTTGGTAAAAATGTACGGTATGAGCTTAACGGAATCGGAGAAATGGAAGACTTGATTTTCAACTATTTCTTGGACGAAAAAGGCGAAACTTTCAAGCGAACAACATGGGAAAGAAACCCTAAAAATAACAAAATGATTTTAGAGGGATTAGTGAGCAATGGAATTTGATTCTTATATAGATTGGTACAACAATTTACTTACAATGCCTTTAAATGACGTTATTTTAGGCGTTAAGGACACGATAGAAGACAAGACGGTATATTTATCACTTAGTGACTCAAAGGTCATTAAAATGGATAATACGAGCTTTGTCATGGGTTACTATTAACAAGTTGTTTTATCTGTTAAAGATGTTGACGATGAACTTGTAGGACTAGTCGGAAATGTTTTACAAAACGGTTGGAATATGACGAACTGGTCAGAGAATAGCCATTTGTACAATTATACTGGTACTGTTTATTTGCCTTGTGGTGCAGGTGGTCAAGCATGGCAATGAATTTACTTAATACAGCAAGCATAGCTAAAGAAATGCAAACTAAAGTAACAGAACGCATGGGCGATTGGTTTGAAGCAGAGTTTAAGGCTAAAGCAAATAGCGCAAGCCGAAGAACTAGATTAATCAGAAGCCATGGTCATACCTATACTTATGCTAGATATCAAAATACAGGCCAATTGTCAAGTAACTTAAAACAAGTTAAAAAAGGCGATAAAATAGTTGTTAATGCAGGTACTAGAGCTAATTACACTAGCGGTTATCATGGCATGTATTTCTTAGTTGAAAAAAAGGGTATGCAAGATGTCAAAACAACATTGAAAAAAGGCGCTAATTATGCCAATTCAATGAAATTATAGAAAAGGGAAAAAATGAAATTAGATTATAATTCACGTGAGATTTTCTTTGGTAATGAAGCTCTAATCGTAGCTGATATGACTAAGGGAAGTAACGGAAAACCAGAGTTTACTAACCATAAAATTGTAACTGGTTTAGTATCAGTTGGCTCAATGGAAGACCAAGCGGAGACTAACAGCTATCCAGCTGATGATGTACCAGACCATGGAGTGAAAAAAGGAGCTACCTTACTTCAAGGCGAAATGGTATTTATTCAAACAGACCAAGCGCTCAAAGAAGATATTTTAGGTCAACAAAGAACAGAAAATGGCTTGGGTTGGTCTCCTACTGGTAATTGGAAAACGAAATGTGTTCAATACCTTATTAAAGGGCGTAAGCGTGATAAAGTTACAGGGGAATTTGTCGACGGTTATCGCGTAGTTGTTTATCCTCATTTGACACCAACAGCAGAAGCAACAAAAGAATCAGAAACAGATTCAGTTGACGGTGTAGACCCTATCCAATGGACTTTGGCAGTACAAGCGACTGATTCAGATATTTATTCGAATGGAGGTAAAAAAGTCCCTGCTATTGAGTACGAAATTTGGGGAGAACAAGCAAAAGATTTCGCCAAGAAAATGGAAAGCGGACTGTTCATTATGCAACCTGATACAGTTCTAGCTGGTGCAATTACACTTGTAGCTCCTGTTATTCCTAATGTAACTACTGCTACAAAGGGTAATAATGACGGAACAATCGTAGTGCCTGCCACTTTGAAAGATTCTAAGGGTGGAACTATAAAAGTAACATCAGTGATTAAGGACGCACATGGAAAAGTAGCAACAAACGGACAACTTGCTCCAGGTGTCTATATCGTAACGTTCTCCGCTGACGGTTATGAAGATGTTACCGCAGGAGTTTCAGTAACTGACCATTCATAAGACTACAAACGCAACAATCTGAAAAACTAATTAAGTAAAGGAATATATAAATGGCAAAACAATTGAGTACAGCACGTAAATTTAAAATGATTACAGGTAAAGACCTTTTCCAGCAACAAAAGGCAATGGATACGGAACTTAAAAAAGAAGACGGAGAAATTACTGACCTAATGGAGTTCGTTCAATATGGTCTATACTTGGCTCTTTTTCAAGATAACATTGTAAAAGCTAAAAGTGACTTCTCTGACTTCCGTTCTAGCTTTGAGTTCGATACTGACGGTAAAGGGCTTAAAGAACTTGTCGAATTGTGGCAGAAAGAAATTTAATGAGCTGAAAGGACTGTAAATGATTTTAAAACATGCAATTAGATACTTAGAACTAACTGGTTCAGACTTTATTACAGATTTAAAAGACTTTGCAGACCTACAAAATTCTTTTGTCGCTGGATATATTCCTGATGACTTTACAGAGAAAATGGAGAGCTTTACAGACAAGTTATTGATACTTTGGGTAGATTGTAACGGAGGAATGCAAAATGCCTTAGACGACAAAACAGAGCTTCCTACGACTAATGAGTTAATCAATATCTTCTGTAAAACTGTTTTTATTCAAGAAAAAGAGGAAACGGAAGACGATACAGTCTTCTTTTATTCTAGTTCATTGATTAAGAAAAAGAAAGATACTGTAAAGGAAAATAAAACTTTAGAACTTTTGACTATTTTAGGCAATAATGAAATTGATATAACACAGTTCATGGAAATGGAACTAGAACTTGTTTATAAAATAATTGAACTTATTGCAGAGAAAAAGAAAGAGGAAAAAGAAAAAGAGAAAAGGCGTAAAAGAAAGGGTATGTAATGGCAAGTAATGCAACATTTGAGGTCGAGATATACGGTAATACAACGAAATTCGAGAACTCACTTAAAGGTGTCAATACCGCTATGTCAGGGCTTAGGGGCGAAGCTAAAAACTTAAGAGACGCTCTAAAACTTGACCCAACAAATACCGATAAAATGGCGCAATTGCAGAAGAACTTACAAACGCAGTTGGGCTTATCGCGTGACAAAGCAACAAAATTAAAACAAGAACTTTCTAGTGTAGACAAAAGCTCACCAGCAGGTCAAAAGAAATGGCTTCAACTTACTCGAGATTTAGGCACAGCAGAAACACAAGCTAACAGGCTAGAGGGCGAAATTAAGCAAGTCGAGGGCGCTATTAGTTCAGGCTCTTGGGACATTGATGCTAAAATGGATACTAAAGGCGTTAATAGTGGAATTGATGGCATGAAGTCACGCTTTAGCGGTCTTAGAGAAATTGCGGTAGGTGTATTTAGACAGATTGGTTCAAGCGCTGTTAGTGCTGTTGGCAATGGCTTAAAAGGTTGGGTATCTGACGCAATGGATACTCAAAAAGCCATGATTTCATTGCAAAATACATTGAAGTTCAAGGGAAATGGACAAGATTTTGACTATGTAAGCAAATCTATGCAAACACTTGCTAAAGATACCAATGCAAATACTGAAGATACTTTAAAACTTTCAACAACGTTCATTGGTTTAGGAGATAGTGCTAAAACAGCAGTTGGTAAAACAGAAGCATTAGTAAAAGCTAACCAAGCATTTGGTGGTACTGGCGAACAATTAAAAGGTGTAGTTCAGGCTTACGGTCAAATGTCAGCAAGTGGTAAGGTTTCAGCTGAAAACATCAATCAGCTAACAGATAACAATACAGCTCTTGGTTCAGCTCTTAAATCAACTGTTATGGAAATGAACCCGGCTTTGAAACAATATGGCTCTTTCGCTAGCGCTAGTGAAAAAGGTGCTATATCAGTTGAAATGCTAGATAAGGCAATGCAAAAACTCGGTGGTGCTGGTGGTGGTGCTGTAACGACTATTGGGGATGCTTGGGATAGCTTCAATGAAACTTTATCGCTTGCTTTGTTACCTACTTTGGACGCTTTAACTCCCATTATTAGTTCTATAATTGATAAAATGGCAGGTTGGGGCGAAAGTGCTGGTAAAGCATTAGATAGTATAGTTAAGTATGTCAAAGAACTATGGGGAGCATTAGAAAAAAATGGAGCTTTAAGTTCTTTGTCTAAAATTTGGGACGGTTTAAAATCAACTTTCGGTTCAGTTTTAAGTATAATCGGACAACTAATAGAATCATTTGCTGGTATAGATTCAAAAACTGGCGAAAGTGCTGGTTCTGTGGAGAACGTAAGTAAAACTATTGCTAATTTGGCAAAAGGTTTAGCTGACGTCATAAAGAAAATTGCTGATTTTGCAAAAAAATTTAGTGAAAGCAAAGGAGCGATTGATACTTTAAAAACGTCTTTAGTTGCCTTAACAGCAGGTTTTGTAGCTTTTAAAATTGGTTCTGGAATAATCACTGCTATCAGTGCTTTCAAAAAGTTACAAACAGCAATTCAAGCAGGAACAGGAGTAATGGGTGCTTTCAATGCTGTTATGGCTATAAATCCATTCGTGGCTCTTGGCATAGCAATCGCAGCCATTGTTGCTGGTTTAGTTTATTTCTTCACTCAAACCGAAACAGGTAAAAAGGCTTGGGCTAGTTTCGTAGACTTCTTAAAGAGTGCATGGGACGGAATAGTTTCATTCTTTAGCGGTATTGGTCAATGGTTTGCTGATATATGGAACGGAGCAGTTGACGGAGCTAAAGGCATTTGGCAAGGCTTAGTCGATTGGTTCAGTGGAATTGTACAAGGTGTTCAAAATATTTGGAACGGAATAACAACATTCTTTACTACTTTATGGACAACTGTTGTTACTGGTATTCAAACAGCATGGGCAGGAGTTACAGGGTTCTTCACAGGGCTATGGGACGGAATAGTAAATGTTGTTACAACTGTATTTACAACTATCTCTTCTTTAGTGACAGGTGCTTATAATTGGTTCGTCACAACTTTCCAGCCTTTAATTAGTTTTTATAAATCTATATTTGGGTTAGTTGGATCAGTAATTAATTTAGCATTCCAACTTATATTGGCTATTATTCGCGGTGCTTACCAATTAGTTATCGGAGCATGGAACGGCATATCAGGTTTCTTTGGTGTAATATTTAATGCAGTTAGTTCAGTAGTTTCAACAGTATTTAGCGCCATTGGTAGTTTTGCTGGTTCAGCTTGGAATGTACTGGTTGGTGTATGGAATGCAGTAGCTGGCTTCTTTGGAGGTATATTCAACGCTGTAAAAGGAGTTGTGTCTAGTGCTTTCAGTGCTATCGGAAGTTTTGCTTCTAGCGCTTGGGGAGTAGTTTCATCAATATGGAGTGCAGTATCAGGCTTCTTTAGTGGCATATTTAATGCAGTTCGTAGTGTTGTTAGTGGAGTGTTCAGCGCTCTTGGTGGCTTTGCTTCAAACGCTTGGGGAGCAATAACAGGTATCTTCAGCGGAGTAGCTGATTTCTTTAGCGGAGTGTTTGACGGTGCTAAAAATATAGTTAGCGGAGTATTCGAAGCTTTTGGAAATTTTGCTTCTAATGCTTGGAACGCAATAACAGGAGTGTTTAACGGTATTGGTAGCTTCTTTAGTGATATATTCGGAGGAGTCAAAAATACGATAGACAGCGTTCTGGGCGGTGTAACAGATACAATTAACAATATCAAAGGTTCAATTGATTGGGTTGCAAGTAAAGTTGGCGGACTATTCAAAGGTTCTATGGTAGTAGGCTTAACAGATGTCAATTTATCTTCTAGCGGTTACGGTTTAAGCACTAACAGTGTATCAAGCGACAATAGAACATATAACACATTTAACGTGCAAGGCGGTGCTGGTCAAGATGTTTCTAACTTAGCGCGTGCAATCAGACGAGAATTTGAACTAGGGAGGGCTTAATGGTAAGACAGTATAAAATACATACCAACTTAGACGGAACAGATGATAAAGTTTTGGACGTCACAAATGGAAAAGTTAGACTTTACCAGCCCTCTAATTTGGGCTTACAATCAACTAATAACATCTGGCAAAGTAATGGTATTGGAGTAATGGGAAAACGCTCAATTACTCAACCTCAAATAGAATTTAAACTAGAAACGTTTGGCGAAAGTTTAGAAGAAAACTATCAATTAATGAAAGACTTCGTAAACGATATTCTTAGCAAAAAATTCGTTACACTTGAATATCAAACAGAAATTTTTCAGGTGTATGCTGATTTAGCTTTAGCAGATGTCACAAAGACAGAGGGTTACGGTAAGAACGGAACTTTCAGCGAAAAGATAACTTTCGATATAATTACAAAGTGGTATACTTACGAAAATTTAACTTTTGATAAAATTGAAAACGGTAAAGTTATCGCTGGCATGTCAAAAGTTTATGGAGGAACCGAACTAGGAGGCTATAAGTATATCGAAGGAACTTCTTACACTTATTATGGAGAAACAAATATAGAACGTTTAAGTCGCTGGGATATAAAAGACGAAATATTTAGTTTTATGGGGATATTATATCCGCAACTACCTAAAACACCTGCTGGAGTTAGATTTTTAGACGATACTGGAAATGAATATACTGCAATTGTATTTAAGACGGAACAGGCACAAGATTATATTTTAATCAATACAGATGTAAATGATGAAGTTTACCAAGGTTGGAATGGAACGACTTCATTAAATTTATTCCCTGTAATGGACTTTGAAAGATACAGAACTCGTATAATTGAAAAAGGCCAAATGGAGCTAATCAACTTAAGTAAGGCAGAGTTTAAAATCAAGAGAAAGGCGGACTTCGTTTAATGTTAGAAGCTAATGTTTATGATAACTTTAACCCTAACTACTATAATGTATCTGATTTCAGCATGCCTAATGGTAAAAAAGAAAAAAGAGGCCTTCCAATACCAAAGGCAAGATGTCAAGTTATTAACTACGAACTGTGGGAAACAGGTTATCTTTACACTTCATCAGCTACTTTGACCGTTTCGGTAGAAGTTGGCGATATTGTTCAAATACTTTTTCCTGAAGTTGTTCCAATTGAAGAAGCTCTAGGTAAGAAGAAAAAACTGAATTTAGATATGGTTTACCTTGTGACCGATGTAGACGAAAGTAATAAAGCTACGTTAAAAAACTACTTTTGGGCAATGATTGAAAGTCTTGACGTTCCAAACGCAATAACTAAAACGACAAACTTTGCTATCATTGATTATTTAATTGACCCTAGTAAAAATAATTTAATGAGTTATGGTTATTTCTTCAATTCAAGTATTTTCGCTGGCAAGGCTACAATTAATCGTAAAGCGGAAACTTCATCAGCTCATGATGTAGCAAAAAGGATATTTTCCAAGGTTCAATTTCAACCAACTACAACCATTCAACACGCTCCATCTGAAACAGACCCTAGAAACTTGTTATTCATTAACTTTGCTTCAAGAAACTGGAATAGAAAAAGAATCACGACAAGGGTAGATATTAAGCAAAGTGTGACAATGGACACGGAAACAATAGTAGAACGTTCAGCTTATAATTTTGCTGTTGTGTTCGTTAAAAATAAAGCAACAGATGACTACACAGACCCTCCTAAAATGTACATAGCAAAAAATAACGGAGATGTCATTGATTATAGCACTTATCATGGAGACGGAACAGACTTGCCAGATGTAAGGACAGCCAAAACATTGTTTTATGATAGAGATGACCACGGAAACCCTCCTGCGTTGTCTACTATTAAGGTTGAAATTTCTCCCTCTACAATCGTCACAAGGTTAATCTTTAATCAAAATGAACTTTTGCCTTTGTATGTTAATGACTTAGTAGATATTTGGTACGAGGGCAAGCTATATTCAGGATATATAGCAGATAGAGTTAAAACAGAGTTCAATGATAGACTTATTTTTGTAGAAAGTGGAGACAAACCGAATGTTATATGAGTATGTTGCTACTTATGGCGACAAATATAGAATAGATAGCTTCACAGGGTACAGAGAGCTTCGTAAAGACCATTTAGAGTTATTGAATGGTAAAGTGTACTATAATAGTAAAAACTCTCTTAGAATCGAAACTACGCTCTTGTACGAAGTCGGTCAATTTGTATCAATTGGTGGTTATCCTTATGGCGGTAGAAAATTTAGATTGTTAGAGCTATCAATTACTGATAACCCAGTTTTAGATAAAGCGAAAATAATTTCAAGAAAGGTTAAAAATGACAATTAAAAACTTCACGTTTTTCAGTCCAAATAGTACAGAGTTCCCAGTCGGTTCTAATAATGACGGAAAACTATACATGATGTTGACTGGAATGGACTATAGAACAATTAGGCGCAAAGACTGGTCAAGTCCATTAAATACAGCCCTTAACGTGCAATATACTAATACTTCAATTATTGCTGGTGGTCGATATTTTGAACTATTGAATGAAACTGTTGCCTTAAAAGGTAATGCAGTCAATTATATCCATGCAAACATTGACTTAACACGAACAGCAAACCCTGTAAGTTTATCAGCAGAAACATCAAATAATAGTAACGGTGTTGATATAAACAACGGTTCTGGCGTTTTGAAAGTTTGTTTTGATATTGTTACGACTTCAGGAACTGGTGTAACAAGCACTAAACCGACTGTTCAGACTAGTACTTTAGATAGTATTTCTGTAAATGATATGACAGTTAGCGGATCAATCGATGTTCCAGTTCAAACGTTGACAGTTGAAGCTGGAAATGGTTTGGACTTGCAACTTACTAAAAAGAACAATGATTTAGTAATTGTTAGGTTCTTTGGTAGTGTGTCAAATATACAAAAAGGCTGGAATATGTCTGGAACATGGGTAGATAGACCATTTCGTCCAGCTGTTGTTCAAAGTCTTGTTGGTCATTTTGCTGGAAGAGATACTTCTTTCCATATTGATATAAACCCAAATGGTAGTATTACTTGGTGGGGGGAAAGCATTGATAATACACCTATTGCAACACGTGGTAACGGAAGTTACTTCATTAAATAACAAAATAGAAAGCGAAACAAAATGGTAACTAGAATGATTTTAATAACTATCTTAATTTTAGCGATTCTTTTCGCAACATGGGTTAAAGATAGAGAAGCAATGAACCCACCTTTCAAACGTAGACTTGTAATTGATTTGACGGTTGTATTCTCCCTGTGGGTTTTATATGCAGTCTTCTTCTTTACTCAAACTCCTTCTACTTCTGATATTGCAAAAACTGTAATCAACGTAGGGTTACTATACTTTGTAGGTCAATTTATTTATTTAATTGCAAGTATCAGCCCAATGTTTGCTGGTTTGCTTAAACTTATTAAAAAGAATGGCGTAAATATCCCAGAAGTTGAAGAAGAACAAACGGAGGATAAAAAAGAATGAATATAACTAATGCTGGCGTTCGTGGGTATAATCCTACCGGGGTTGTAATCCACAATGATGCTGGGTCAAATGGTGCTAACGCCAGTTTCTATGATGATTGGCTACCTAAGCAAAACCCAGAAAATGGCTTTGCTCATGTTTATATTGGAAACGACGGAAGATTGCAGGCTTCTGACTTCTCTAACATGGCATGGCATTGTGCTAACTCATACGGTAATGCAAATTATGCCAGTTGGGAAGTATGCCAATCAGAGGGCGATTTAAATCAGTTCTTGAGAAATGAGCAAGCGGTACTAGATGATGTAGCTAAGTACATGAAACAATGGGGGCTAACTCCTAATCGTGATACTGTGAAGCTACATCAGGAGTTGTCATCTACTTCATGCCCTAGACGTTCCGTGGAAGCTCATGGTGGCACGGTAGAGAGTTGTCGCTCATACTTTATCACAGAACTAAACAAGCGCCTTACAGGGCAAAACAATACACAAACAAATACAGAATTAGAGGACGACGATTTAATGAAATTTACATATACAAATGGCGATAAAACAACTTACTACTTTAATGGCGAAAAAGTTATCGCTCTATCACACCCAGACCAATTGGCAATTGTTCGTAAAACTTATAAAGAAACAACTGGCAAAGACCTTAAAAACTTCGATTGGAAAGGTTCGCCTATTGATATTCGTTTCATGCAAGCTAACGGAATCGACAAACCAATCATTGCTAAAAAATAATACGAAAAAGGCCCTCACTTAATTGTGGGGCTTTCTTTTGTAATTGAAGATATCCTACTTTCTATTTTTTAATTTATTTTCTTTGCATAATGACCTTTTATTGGTCTGTTCTTTGTTCGGTATCATTTCATCTTTTTCACTAACATGTTGACTTCCTCTATTATTAGATCGTTCAGTTTCCTCATCGTGTTCTCTTGCGATTCTGTCAACTTAGGCTTGTTTTTCAGCTTCAACTCTTCGTTGATTTTCTTCACTAATTCGTTGTTCTTCAAGTGCTTTCTCCTTAGCTTGCCTTATATGCTCATATTTTGCTTTCTCTTGCGTTTTAAACTCTTGTTCATATAATTGTGCCACAATATCATTAAAGCCCTTATCCGCCCTTTTATGAGCCTTTTGAATCAATACGATACTTCTAGTTGTGTCGTCTGTTAAAATAAAGATAATTGCTCTCCTTTTTGCGCTTCAATTGCTTACCTGATTAATAGCTTCAATAATATTATTGCCGGCATTTATTAGAATTTCATCACTTACAATTACATTCTTTCTTGAAAATAGTTCGTTCTCAATCTTCATAAAGTGCATTGCTTTAGCTAAAAATTGAGCAGATGATTCATAATATAATGTTTCTAGCTCATCATCTGAAAGCTGTGTTAAATCATCATTAGCAAAAGTTGTAAGTTTTCGCTTAATCTCTTTGCCGTCTTCTTCTTCTATATAGTAACGCTTCATCTATTCATTCCTTTAATTTCAAATTTTTCAATAATATACCTTTTAGAACCAAGCTCAAGGCTCACTAGATAATTATTAAAAGGGTCATTCTTGTTCAAGTCATTAGCGATCTTTCTAGCTGTTGACCGTGGATATTTTGAACTATTAATCTTCCTTGTGTACTTGTGTAATATTATCTCATTGCCTCCCTTTGCATTTTACGCTTCAATCGTTGCTTATATAGATACTCTTTACTTGGCTTTAAGCTATATAACAACTCATCTAGTAAGTCCATAGCCTCTTCGCCTGTTCCTAAATTATTCATCTTTTTAAGTGTAAGCTCGTGCATTTCATCATCATTGAAAAACATAGTAAGATAAGGGAATGCTACGGTATTTGGCAAGCTCAAGCGTGATTTAGTTATTCTTAGGTTAGGATATTTACCTGTTTCAGATTTAACTTTTAACTCAAATTGATTTATTGCGATACCTTGTTCTTTTAGTACGCTAGTGATTCTTTCATATAATTCTTCATTTGTCATTATGCTATAATCTCCGTGATTTCAGTTATTTTTCTAATTTCTGCTTTATGCCCTGTTATGATTTCTTTTGATTCTTTAATTTCGTGTGCTTCGCTTAAACTATAAACTTTAGTTTTATTTTCTTTCCAAAACTGTATAGTCCCAGTGTCTTTCAATTCGTACCATGTGACTATATAATAAGTCCATTCATTTTCCATTATCCAACCACTCCTTAATTGTAAATAATTCAAAGCCATTCAGTTTGCTTTGTTTTTCAATTTCTACTTGGTTTCTATCTAGGTCTACCAGCAGTTCAATTACAGGTCTACCATTATCAAGCCACCTGATGACTGTATTAGCTTTAAGTCCGAAATACTTAGCACATTGAGCCTTACAACTAAAGTGTAGCTCTTCTTCCGTTGTAGGGTTATAAGCTACGACCTTTATAGCTTTTTGTGTTGCCATTGTTTAATCCCCTTTCTATAAAACAATATTATCAAATTACTTTATATTTGTCAAGAATTAACTTTAGACCTCTTCAATAAATTCCAAGTATCTTTCATCAATCGCTTTTATTTCTTCTTTCGTGAACTCTGATTTAAAGTTATTTCTTTCGTCTTTCCATTGTTTGAAATCATCAGCTATATCTTGTGCAAAGCCCATAATGTCGTCAGTAGTGTATTCTGTAAGCTCATTCTCGTTACTTAAGTTAGCAAGTTCTCCTGCATAGTCTAAAGCCTTGTTACGGTCTTTGTCGTAGCTTTCACCCTCTTTCTTGCCAGCTCTCACTAGATACTTTAATACCTGCATTGTATACCAGCCTGCAAGCTCTTCATAGTTAAAATGATGTTTAAAGTATTCGTTAAGTTCCATACCGTATTCATTGGCATAGTGATTATTTGTACCATAATTCATTAGATGTTACCCCCAATCCATGTAATAAGCAACGTTGCAATTATACCTATCCAAGTGATAGCGATAAGTGTAAAGCCTATACCTACAGCTATCATTAAAGTTTTTACTGTATCTTTCATTCGCAATATCCTCCTAAGTATTTAGGTTCTTCAACTTCATCAATATTCACAATAGAAATGTCACATTGCATTACATCAGCTTGTTTTTCAGCTTCCTCTTTAGTTGAGAATACTCCTAAAAGGCTTATTTCTGAACCCCAACTTCCACAATAGGTATCTGCGGTTAAAACATATACTTTCATTTTGTTCTCCTTAGTTCGCCTGTCTATATTTTTCCATTACTTTAGGGTATTTACTAACAAATTGCAATTGTTCTTGATGTAAACGACTTGACCAATGGAATAGTCTATCAATTTCAGCTAAAGCACTCAATTTTTCATACATCTCTTTAATGTAAAACTCTGCATTTCCTACTGACTTCCAGTGTGCTGACGTTCTCACAGAGTACCCATTTTCAGCAAGTTTTTGTGCGTTTATATCAGCCTTTTCTTTTTTCTTCATCAGGCTATCAATCTCTTTAAATATAATCTTTAACAATTTTACTTGATAGTTTTGCACTATTTCTTCGGTTGTCATCTCTTCACCTCTTTCATAATTACATTCTATCAAATTGCTTTTCCTTTGTCAAACATTAACTGTTCCTTGTCTTTCTATTTTGGTAAAATTTATTCCATTTTTCTATAAGTTCCAGTAATTCAGGTTCATTATATTCGGTAAATAGCTCAACCTGTGATGTATACCAGCAATGTAAACAGCGACCACAACTATAACAGATATTCGTGTACCCTCTGCAACCTTTGCAAACTCCTAAGCCGTCACTCGTTTGAATGTCAAAGCAATGGCAATATCTTTTGTCGTTAAAGTATTTACTCATCTATTTACTTCCTTTCGTTTTAATCAGGTCAACTAATGCAAAAAAAGCATATAGTCCAATTCCGACTAGTGCTATTATAATAACTTTGCCAACTATTAATTCAACATTCATTGTATCGCTCCTTTATTTTATATACTATTATAAGCTATTTTCTTTTAATTGTCAAGCGATAAATGCCATAAACCACTAATAAAATAATTGTTATTATAAATAGTGGTGGAATAAATACAGTTACCGCAAACCAAATAATAGATACTAAAGTATAGATCATGATTTTTAGTATTAATTTACCAGCAGGAGTTTCTTGAAAGGTTATATCCTCATCTAATGATGAATCATCTTCTTTTGAATTACCGTAAATTAATTCATTTTCACTTACGACTTCATATTGATTACCGCAATAATCACATTTTCCATTAGTAATGCTATGACTTCCGCAAGTGATACATTCTTTTAATTCCATTGTTGTAACTCCTTTTCTTAACTCGATGTATTAAGTATAATAAAAAAACTCTAAGCCGTCAAGCAAAAAGTTTTTATTGTTAATTATTGTTCTTTCAATTTATTCTTGAACCAAATAATGCGTTCTTTGAACCAAGCGTCAACTCCTTCAGGACGTAGCCATTTACCTTGTTTAACTCCATTCTTTTCCATGAACTCAATCACTTTATCAGGTGTTTCAAGTTCGCCAAACAAGCTAGGTTTAACAGCATTGAATTTACTAAACATTTCCAGCGTTTCAATGTAGCTATCTTTCAGAAGTTCCGTATCAAGCAACTTTTGAGCCTTTTCAGCACGTTTAGCAAGTCGTTCGTTAGCTTGTTCCAGTTGCTCCTTTTGTCGCTGTAAGCTCAAGTTATGGTTGATATAAGCAATCTGCTGTGCATGTCGTCCAAGTTTGCCTTGCGTATTAAGCTCGATTAGTTTAGCCATTCCCTCGCCAAGAATTTCATCAGCCACAAAGTTATATTTATATTTTTTATTTGTGTTGCGTACATAGTTGTCAAGCGTTTGTTTAATTTTAAGTTTTTTGTGTAGCTCTCTTAATGTTGTCAATTTAATACTCCCTCATATATTTTACCAAACTTTAAAGCGTTAATTTTAACTAACTGCTTCAATTCTGATATAAATTGCTGTTCTCCGTCAAAGTCAAATGGCATTGATACGTTTTCCTTGATCCAAGTGAAAGCTCCGTCAAAGTCTTGTCTTAATAAGCTCATTTTATCCACGATGTCGATAATTTGCTCTCTCTCTTCTGCTGTGTACATGTAACCAACTTTCTACTAGAAAGGTAAATCTTCCGAATTAACTTCAATAGGTTCAGAACCACCAAATAAGTCTTGTTTAGCTTGTGATTGACTACTATTATCATTAGTGATAAATACTTTTTCAACCGTAGGGAAAACAAAGTTATAGTTTACGTATTCGCCTGATTCCTTGGCTTGTACACGACCGCTGACCGTTACTGTGTCGCCTAATTGAATGAAGTCAGGCAAGAAAGCCGAACCGTACGCAACTTTTACGCTAGAACCTTTTTCTTTTTCAAATAATGGGACTGAAATAATTTTCTTATCGCCTTTTGCTGTACTTACTGTACGTGTATTTTTTTCATTCGCTTGTGCTGTTACTGTGATGATTGCCATTTAATTATTCCCCTTTTTCTGTTTCTTGCTGTGCTAACCAAATCTTCATGATATCAAAGATTTCTTTTTTAGTCTTTGTTTTGAGTAGTTCCATGTTAGGATATCCAAGTTCTTCAGCTCGATTTAGCGCTGGTTGAATCTCTCTAAGTCGTTGTTTTTCTGCTTCCAGCTCTTTTTGTTCTTCTGTCAAGTCGGGTAGGTCTTCGCCAGAATATATGTATAAACCAAGTCCAAACATAGCTAAGTTTTTAACTAAACAACGCATAATAGTTTTATTTACATCAAACATTGAAGCTGGTTCAACTGTTTTTTCTCCGAACTTAGTCTTATAAGTATAAGAATCAAACTTCATTGCCTTGTTAGCTCCGTCCATTACAGGAAGCCACATTTCATGTGTAATATCATCAACTGTAACAGAAGTAAATACCATAATGCCTAAAGAATTATCATATAGATATGGAACTAGTTTCCCTTTACCGTCATCAAATTTTTTAATCTCGTAAGTAGCAGTAGGACAAACTTTTTTAAATTCAGCCCAAGCCCAAGACCAAGAAAGATAACTTAGTGAAGTTTTTCCTGTCTTTTTTTGTTCAACTTTACTATTTACATTAATTGCATTAAGCTGTTCAAATACGCTCATTCGATAACCTCTTCTTTCCAACCTTGGCTTTTAAGCTCTAAGGCTTTTATCAAATCAGATTCACTAGATAAATAAAACTCCGAAGCATAGTTTTTTGACAAAGTATGGAAAGCATGCCCAAAGTAAAGTTTACCTTTCTCGCTTGCATGATTTGCTTCATTAAATTCTAAATACATTACTGACACTTTTTCCTGTGCTGTATCTGAAAGCTCATAAAAGTTATCTTTCTCTTTTTTAAGTTTTTCAGTAACTTTTTTAACAACTTCTTCTAGCTGTTCTTTATCAAATTTAATGTTAATTGTTTCCATTTTCTCCTCTTTCTATAATAAATAACTCTTTAGTCATTGTTCGTTCCATTTCTATTTCTATTTCACAACTCTTGAAATAATGCTATTGGCTTTCTTATCAGAGTATGGACCTACATATTCTTTTAAAGCAGCTATAACGCATTCTTTTGTATACTCTTGCATTTGCTCTGCTGTGTATACATCAACTTCTTCTATATATTCATTTAATTCGGACATATCTTTATAAAGCCTAAACTCACCAGTAAAAATCTTTGTTCTTCCTACCGCTTCAATCTCACTTAGTTTCATCTATACATTCCTCTTTCTACAATAAATGTATTTCCTTGTCTTGAAATATCTATATCATATTTAAGTAGTTGCAAAATATAACCTTTACCCCAATAGCTCCATAATTCACTTATTAAGCCATACAAGCACTCGTTAGGTTCTGCCCTATACTTTGTCTCATTCATTTCTTCAAGCTCTTTAGACAGCTTTCTGACACCTCTAGCATAATGCTTACTAGCTTTTTCTTCTGCCCTTAAACTTTTGTAATTGCTTTTCATATATGAACTCTCTGATGTCTTCTTTCTGCTGTTTTTCCTCTTTATCAGACCAACCAACTTTTTGGCCTTTTCGCTTGCCACTTTGATAAACTCGTCTGTTATCATCAGGAAAGCCATTTTTTTCAAAGTACATTCTAGCATATTCAAAGTAATTTAAGCTGTTGATGTACTGCTGACTATCCTTTTTGTGATAATTAAGAGTTATCAATCGCCTTTCAGCTAGTGATTCAAAAGATGTTATCATACTTCTTCTTCAACGAAACCTAAAGCTAACAAAGCTTTATATTCCTCGCTGCCTTCTTTAACTTCAAGAGCATCTTGCTCGAATTTTGTTAATTGTTTAGACTGTCCAGCATAATATAATGCAGTTCCTCCGCTACTATCAGAAAAGTTATAAAACTTAAATTTAGGTTCAATAACTTCATAACCGTTAATGACAGCTTCAACCATTTTCAATTGCTCGTAACACTCAAAAGCACTACTTGGACATTTATCGCCGCCTATCCAATTGTATCCATAACCAAAACGAGTGATGTGACAAAGCGCTCGTTTTTTGTTTATTTCATCTTCAAGGTTTCCAAAAGTTTCAAGAAAATCAGCTTGTTCTTGCGTTAATTTAACTACCATTTGTTAGTTCTCCTTTATTTCTATATATACTATTATACCAAAATTAATTATCGTTGTCAAATATTAGATGATATTTTTTCATTTATTTCTACTTTTAATTGCAAAGCCCTAATCAATGCACGTTTAGAATAATCATTTTCACAAGCTATATGCAATTTCTTTGACTGTCTGACTAGAAATTCAGCACGACCAAGCCATACTTTGAAAAGTTCATCATTGTGCCACTCCGCTTTTATCATTTCATCTAATGCACGATATAGCCAGCCATACACTTCAGCGTGTAAATTAATAGCTTTGTTCTTGTAGTCGTTCATTGAGTTCATTTTTTGCTCTCTCTATTAATTCAAAGTCATAACTATATAAAACAGGTTTTGAATATTGTTCATTCATGTTAAACCTTGAATAATAGTCATAGAAGTATTCATTTACTTTTTCATGGTAATAAACAACGTATTTTTTATCACTCATTTTCTGTTACCTTTCCTTGCTCTTTAGCTAAGTCTAAGAAAGCCTGTGACGATTCTTTCGTCGTTTCTAATGGAGTTTCAGCCTTTACTTTTTCTATTAGTTCGCTATCAGGTTCTTTCTTATCTTGTTCGATTGATGTAAAAGCCGAGCCAACATATCCCCAAAGAATCTCATTATTAAATGCAAAGTTTCTAGCAAATACTTTCATGATAGAATATCTGTTTTTAGTCTTACTATTAATTTTAGGCGACATAGTAAAGGCAATCTCATACCATGCTGGAATAGTCGTAGCTCCTAATATATGGCTCGGAATGATACGGAAGTCACGTTCTGTCAAAGATTGTTCGCCAGCTTGTTTTCTAGCATGTGCCACAACCATAAACGTTACATACTTATCGTGCTTCATATCTAAAGTATTTCTAAGGCTAGTAATTCCTCTTAGGACTTCTGCCATTGGTTGGTTTGCATTGATTATCTCATTGTCTTCTAATAAGTCTTTAAGAGGGTCTAAGATAACAAGCCCAATGTCTTTTTCTAGTATGAAATTATATAACTCTCTAAGCCCTACATTGTGCTTTTTCCCTTGGCTGTCATATTTCCATGTATCAAGTTTGAAAGCTCCACCATGTAAGAAATATAAGTTATCAGGACTATCTCTTCTTGAACCTTTCAAGCGTTGATGTTCTGTCAGTCTGCTATTCTCATTCTGAATAACTAACACGTTAGTTTTAGTTGTTTCTCTGCCAGCGAACGGCTCTCCTAGTGCCATTGCCTGCGCTAAATCTTGAGCTAGTGATGACTTCATACTCTCTCACTACCTGTTATAAGACCAAGTGAACCTTTAGGCAAAATATCTTGTACATTCCAAAGCAAACCTCCTGCAAAGTCATCTGATTCTTTAAGCTCCTTGGCTGTACTTACTTTATCAAATAGGCTAGTCACTAATTACCTCCGTTGAAGATGATTTTAAAATTGATTGAGCTTTAATTAAAAATTCTATATGTTCTGTGTAATCTTCAAACATATTTTGAGTTACTATTTCACGTACTTCAATCATATTTGAGGCTTCGTGATATTCAATCTCCGTCATACTTTTATCTTCATGCCATGTTTTTTGCGCCTTAAATTCTTTTTTTTCAACAATTTTAAATGAAGATGTTTCAATGTTTCCCCATTTATCGTATCTTCTAGTAATTTTAAAAATCATTTATTTCTCCTTTAGTATATAATAACAAAAAAGAATTGAAAAGTCAAGCCTTAAACCTATTTAAAATATATTTTTTTCTAATTCAATGCAATGTTTACATTTAGGGTTGTCTACATGGATATATTCTTTTACAACTTCTTTTTTTAAACTTTTTATTCTAAGTTGTTCTTTTTTTAAGTCCATGCAATGTGATATTGACCATCCATAACCACTACATTTAATGCTTTTCAGTTTGTAAGGTTTGTGTTTTGTTGTATAACTCATCTATTTTCTCCGTTTTCATCATCGTAAATGACTGTTATTTGTTTTTTAGCCATAAAATTTAAGTAATCTGTGTGTAAATCTCATAGAAGTGAATCATAATTGTCTCTTTTATCAATTTATTTTATATTTATCAAATCTTAGATATTATTTGAACCAAGATAAATCAATTTCATTAGCTAAATCAGCAATTTCTTTCAAAGCTTCTTCGTCTGTCATGCTTTTTAAATCACATTCTTTAAGTTTGCGTTCGATTTCATTAGCTGTTACAATCGCTTCTTCTAATGATTGAGTTCTAATAATATTTTTAGAAACTTGTTCTTGTTTAAGACGAAGTTTTTCTATTTCATCCGTTGTTTTGGGTTGTTCGTTATTTAATTTTTCTCTTATAGCGTCATCTTTTTTGCCATAAGTTTTTCTATAAATGAATTTTTCATATTCATCAGATGCCATTTTATTTGTTTTTGTGTTAAAGTTTTTCATATTTTCTCCATATTTTCTTCTAGCCCAACTTGCCAGTGATTTTTGATTAATGTTGTTTAAATATCTTTCAAAAGAATAAACTGTATGAAACTTTTGTTCATACTCAACTTTATTTGTTTCTTTGTTTATTGAGTATTTAAATCCTCTATCATACATAAAATTCAAGTAATCTGTGTGTAAATCTCCCAGAAGTGAATCATAATTGTCTCTTTTTTCTATTGTTTCTTTTGAAATTGCCTTACCTTTAGCTTTGCCTTTAGCTTTACCAACACGACATTTACGACCAGTCTCTTTATATTTACATTTTGGGTTTTCTCCGTTACAATTAGAACAAAATTCTTGTTTAGGTCTAGCCATGTTTTTACCTCCTTTCTTGATGATAAATTAATTATATACTTTTATTTTAGACTTGTAAAGAATAATAATATTGTTCGGAAATAGCTATTGTTTTTATGCTTGTACATATTTATTGACATTTATTGTTCGGTTTTAGCTATTATTTAATGTGCAAAAAAAACGTAGTAGAATATATTAATCTTTAATTTTGGACACTAATAATTATTTTTCCGTACATTTTATTTTTCTTGTGTATTTAACATCTTTAACTAATAATTCTTTTTTTACGAGTTGGAAAGCTCTAAGTTATAAACCACCCAATCAATCAAACAAGAAAGACATTGCGCTTACTGATACCATACTTTACAAACAGGACACCTAATGCACTCACTTTCTGCCACTTCTAGTTAAATTGCGGTCAAGCGTAAAACAAAAGCCACTAAGGTGGCAATTATTTTTTAATATTCTTCTATTTCCATTTCTAAAGCAACTTTACTCATATTATTTAAATAACAGGATAAATGTGATACAACTTCATATTCTTCTTTGTTATCTTGTACTATAAAAGAACTCATTTCTATGTTATAACCACATAAACTACACTTCTTTTCATAAATCAAATCTCTTATTTTGTCCATTTATTTATTTTCTCCTTTTATTATCTTTCTTACTTATTTTATGTAGTCTTCTAACTTCTACTGTATCTAACAAAAATAATATATAGAAAGTTAAAAATAATATTGAATTACATATTACCATAGCTAGTATAAATTCCATTATCTATTATCTCCTAAATCAAAATGTATTGCTGGCTGATTGTTCCATAGTTCTAATGTTTCCTTGTCTACTTCTGGCTGATTCATATACTCTCTATTCATTCTAACTCTTGTGTTATCTACTTTAATTTTAATACGTTTCTTGTATTCTTGCTGTCGTAAGTACATCAAATATTTGTCTCTAGCCATTGTTACCTCCTATAAATAGTATAACACAAAATGCCTACAAAGTCAATCATAGCTTACATAACAGAGGATAAACCAAACCTGAAAAGTGCATTTGATATAATAAGTATATCAAGTTAAGAGAGGAAAGCAAATGACAGAAGAACAGCTACTATTTAAGCAAGAAACATTGTCAGAAGTTGACTTTAACGAGTTCTTACTTAATGCTGTTGAATGTGGTTTGATTAATCTTGATACAGCTTTAATTTTTAAGGGAGAATAAAGAAATGAATAAAGAGCATATTTTAGCACAAAAAGAAGTATTGACTCCGATTGAATATGAACATTATGTTAAACACTTATTTGATATCGGAGAAATTACTAAAGAGCTTTATATTGAATTGAGTTCTGATTTATGAGCAAAGCCTTAGCTATTGACTTTAGCACTTCTAATACTGGTTACGCATTTCGTAATCCTTTGACAAATGAGTATGTAGTCGGTTCAATTGCAGGTGGTAAAAGTAAAGATCCTTTGGAACGTGCCAAGCTTATTGCTGACGGTATAACAGAAGTCATTGAGCATTATAACTTATTTGACTACTTTATTTATATTGAAGAACCTATTATCACGTTCAAGTCTAAGGGAAACATCTCATTGATTAGAGCTAACGGTTCATTCTTGGGTGTCATGCGTAACCGTCATAACATTGGCTATGTTGATGTACCAAACAGTAAATGGTGTGGGTATCATCTAATTAAAGGTAAGAGTGCATTGCGAAAAGTACAAAGCATTGAGATACTCAAGAGCTATAACATAGTACCTGATAATGATATCAATGACGACATGGCAGACGCGTTCTGTATCTTACTCTATGTAGAAAGTCAGGAGAATAAATGATTGTAATTAATATTGCCTTGATTATTCTTGGCATTTTATATGGTGTAGGTTCGGTTACCAACTTTAAGGAGTGGTATTATCGCCATGACTATCTAGCTATTATGCTAAGTGTATTTACATCTATCTTATTGGTAGTGGCTGGAGTATTAAACGTTTTGAATTAAAAGAACAGGTGTACTGATTGACGGTGCTTAAATGTTATAGAGTTGACAGCCTAAGCGGAGGGTGCAAGGTGACGGGAAAGCCTTAGTTAAATGAGTGTCGCCAACTAACAGCCCTTTGCATATTGCGAGCATAGTATAATGGTAATGCTACAGATTCCAAACCTGTAAACGTGGGTTCGATTCCTACTGTTCGTGTTCTCCTTTATTTTATTATATGTTATAAGTTATAGTTCTAGGTATTGAGCGTATTATGGCATATAGTATCACGTTATAGCTTAGGGAAGAGCAGTTCTGTTTAGGCGGAAGCAATACTCTGGTTCGATTCCAGATAACGTGGTTAGTGGTGTATAGTCCATAGACGAAGTGTTAAGCTATTGCGCAATACTTGGCACAACTATACAGATAACTGGTGCACGGTTATATCAGCTAACGAAAGTCCTAGTGTATTAAAGTGTCACAGGCATAACTAAGTGACAGCTGGTTAGAGTAATAAGGTGTACTAACGTGGTGTAGGGTTCGATTCCCTACTGCTCTATACTAAGATAGTATCTAATGAGATACCTGCTACTGATAGTTAGGAATAACAATATGAGGTAGTCATAGTTAGCGGTATAGTCTAATGGTAAACGTGGGTTCGATTCCTACTACTGCTATAAGATAAGGGAGAAGCAAATGATTATATTATTATTATTTATTATTATGGTGTTCATTAGTCCGAGCATAGCATTGTTGTTATTGCTGTTAGCCATTAACCCAGTGTTCGCATTGCTGTGGCTATTAGTATGGCTTGCTATTAAGTTATAAGGATAGATATATAAAGGAGATATAGTTATGGTTTGGTTTGTAATACAATTTATTCTTGGTATGTTGATAGGTTTTACAATAGGTTGTGCAGTACTTATCCTATGTGACTATGTATATAACATTCAAGAACGGAAAAGAAATAATAAATAAAATAAATAAAGAGATAAAGATAATTCTTTCAGAGAAAAAATAAAAATAAAATAATTTTTTTATATATACCCCCCCCATTAATCGCTATGTTAAGGGAAATTTTCAGCACAAAGGACT